TTGAGTAGCTTCATGCCCGGTAATTCGCCGGGATTACAGCAGCTCGGCGTCCACCGTTATCGTCGCGGCCGACCCCGCGCCCAGCACCGCCTCGACGGCCCAGTTGAGCGGAAGAGCGACGCCGGCGGCGCCCATCAGGTGTCCACCCGCCGCCAGCGTCGGAGGAAGCCAGGCGCCGGGGTAGAAATCGAAGATCCACACGCCCACCGTCGAGAGCAGCGCCACCGCGGAGAAGCCCGCCACGGGAACCGCCGCGCCGCCGGCCGGAGGAATCGCGCACAGGTAAAGCGTGTCTACCGCGCCCGTATTGGTGACCGAAGCCAGCGTCACGTACAACCGCACGCCGCGCTCCGAACGCGCGTTCTCGGTCTGCGAGGTGAGCGTCCCGGCCGCCGCAATCGCGGTGGCCGGGACGACGTTGCGTCGTAGCGCTTTGAGCAGCATGGCTAGGTGACCAGGTAATCCACCGTGACATCCACGCTCGTGCCGCCCGTGGCCGAGTTGGCCGCAACGTCGCGCAGTTGGATGCCCTTGCCCGCCGCCAGACCCGCCGGGCCGAAGCCCGCGCCCACCGTTAAGCCGGTCCCGCCCGACGCGGTGAGTGAATTGCCGTCGCTGCAATCGGCGATGAGCACCGTAGCGATGTCCACGGGCGGGGCCGTGGTATCCGAGAGATTGATGGAGGTCGCCGTGGCGAAGTTGCCCGTGAACTTGAGCCGGAAACCGGTCACCGTTAGAGCGACCCCGCCGACCGCGGCCACGATGGAAACCCCGGCCTTGATCTGCGCCAGGGTGACCGTCAGGCACGCGGTATGCAGCACCGTTTTGCCGTGTACTTGCGTGGCCGTCTTATTGGTGAGCGTTTCGGCGCCCGCCAGCGTGGCCAGCGTGCCGTTGTAATCCGGCGCCGTGAGCACGCGCTTCTGGCCCGCGGTGATGCCCGCGGCCGAGAACGCGATCTGTTTGGTGGGAGCCGCGTGGTTGTCGATCACCAGGACCGAATCGTCGCACACCTGGCTCGACGCGCTGACCCCCGCGAAGTTGCCGTTCCCGTTGCAGTCGATGTAGGCGATGATCGTGCCGTCCGGCTTTTCGAGCTGCCAGACGTTGGCCGTCTGCCCCGCGGGTACCTGGACCGTTTCCGCGATCTCGGCGCCGTCGCCCACGGTTTGCTGGCCGGCGTGGCCGCGCAGTTGGATGCGGAAGGGGCCTTTGATCGTGGTCGGGATTCTGATGCTCGGATTTGCCATGCTCGCTCCTTAGCTCGAAGGCACGCCGTACACGCCCCAGAAAGCGTTGTAGCTGACCGCGAACCGCTGCCACGCGGCCGTTTTCAGCGTGCGCGTGTCGAAGTCCACGTCGTGAATCGTGTTCAGCGCTTCCTGCTCGTAGAAGCGCAGCTCGGTGAGAGCCACGTCGCTCTCGATGAACCAGGCGTTCATGTCGGTCAGGTAGTCCCACACCGACCACGAGTCGAAGCTCGGCAGGCCGCTCCGCTTACGGAACGGGTTGATGGCGCGGTTGGCCGTGTCGGGGGCGTCCGTGCCGCCCAACATGGTCGCGCCGACGAACTCCAGGCCGCTCGGGAAAATCGCCTGCTTGGGCGGAATGCGCTTTTTCTTGCCGGTGTGATCGACCGTCTGGCGCATGTCCGTGAGAGCCAGGCCGATGCTGGTCATGTCCGGATCGCTCGCATAGGTCAGCCGGTTGGTCTGCGTTCCGCCGCCCGGTCCCACCAACGGGTGAGCCGTATTGAAGAGTGACACGCCGTCGGGGCCGGTGTCGGTGAACCCGCCGTTGAACACCGCCGCGGCCGTCACTTCGCGGGTCTCGAGGCCCGACTCGCCCAGCTCGCTCGCGAACTTGTTGACCACTCCATGCCGGTCGTCGTCGCGGGCCAGGCGCGAGACCTTGAACCCGAGGCCGTACTGCACCGTCAGGTAGGTCTTGCGGAAGGCCGGGAACGGCTGGCTGTAGGGCACCGGCACCGCTTCGGGCACCACCACCATCTGGCCGAAGCCGGTCATTTCGGTGGTCTGCTCGATGCCGCGATTGGTCGAGCGCATCCGGAAATAGTTCGGGAACTGCGGCGGCCACCGCTTGTACCGGTCCTGCACGATCTCGTCGATCGCCGGCAGCATGCTCTCCAGATACAGGTCCGGAATACTCTGTCTGATTACCATTGCCCCTCCAAAACTCCTTCTTCCCTGGCCCCCGGCCCCTAGCCCCCGGCCCCTGCCTTCTTACACGCTTACACGCCCACCGCGCCCTGAGCCTTGCCGCTCTTGAGCATCATCACTTCGAAAATCGCGTAGGCGCCCTCGGCGTTGCCAACCCGCGTGTGCAGGCGCAGCAGCCGAATATCCATGCCCGAAACGGCGGTGCCGACGCTCGCGCCGGTGAATCCCATCGTGCTTTTGCCGGTGGTCGCGTTGCCCGTGCCCGTGGTGAACGGAGCGAGCTTGCCCGCATCCGAGGCCTGCGTCAGCGACGTGTTATCGCTCGACTGGCCGATGTAGATGGTGTCGGGCGTATCGAACACCCAGTGAAACGTGATCGTGGCCGCGGCGCCGTAGTTGAGGTTCGAGCCGAGCCACAGAGTCGTTCCCGGCGCCCCGTTCTGCAAGCTCGTCACACCCGGAACGTTGATGCCGGAATCGTGCGCCGGCGCGGACACCGCCGACTTGGAGACGATGTCGCCGACGAAGAGCGCCTGCGTGTGCGTCGCCACCTTGCAATATTGCTGAGGCGCGAGCGGTCCCCCGCCGTCCCGACCGATAGGAAGAAATCCGAACAGTAAATTGTTGTTGGCCACGTGCGCCCCCCTGTAGGCCTATTCGCCAGTTCGGGCGCTCGGCGCTACCCGGAGCGCGGGCGAAATACCGGGCGTGTGGGAAATGTTCGAGGGACCTTTCGACGACGACGACGCCGTGCCGCGCTGGCCGGTGCTGACACGAGGAAGAAAGAAGCGATCAGCCTTCAGCCATCAGCCTTCAGCGAAACCCGGACCCCGAAGAGCGGCGCGAGCGCGAGGAGCGGTGGGAGGCGAGCGCCCAGCCTCCGAAGCTGACGGCTGATGGCTGACGGCTGACGGCTGCCTTTATTCCCCGTGGCTGATCTTCACGCCCGAGGCGCGCGACTGCCCGAGGTAGCCATCCGGATCGTCGCCGCCCACGCCCGCTCGCGCCGTGACGTTCTCGCCGGGCGCGAGACCCGAGATGCCCTTCACGTCGATGCCCTCCGCGCTGGCGTTGCGCAGCGCGTCCTCCTGCGATGCCTGATAGCCTTCCTGGATGCCGTCGAGCTTTTCGGCCGCGAGCTGCCTCTGCCGCATGCGGCGCTTTTCCACCTGGCCCCGCGAAATCTCCGCGAGCATCAGCGTGCCGGCTTTCACGATGTCGCCGTTCTCGCGCACCGGAGTGTAGCCGCGCCAGCCCATGCGGTCCACGCAAAGTTGCGTGAAGAAGCGGTACTCCATGCCGGGGCGCTCGTAGCGGCGCACCGTCTCGGCCAGCACCGCCGAGCCCATCACCTCCGGATCCAGTTCGTCGCTCGCGTCGATCTGGACGGTTCGCATGGGGATCTTGAGCACGCGCTCGCGGAACGCGTTGGCCACCGCCTGCGCGCCGAACTTGTCGATGGCCAGCGCCAAGGACTTGGCCATGAGCACGTCGGGCATGGCCGATGCGCCCTTGCTGACGATGGCCTCGGCGTAGTGGTTGGCGAGGTCCTCGCGTCCATAACGCTCGATGGCTTCGCGGAAGGCCGGGGAGTGATCGACCAGCGGATCGGGCCCGTAAATCACCTTCGTGATAGTGCTTTCGGCGTACCCGAAGGCCTTCTTGTCGAACACGTCCATAAACTCGGTCGCATTGGCCGGCTCTTTGGGCGGCTTGATGGCGAGCCCGAGATCCGGCAGCACCGGCCGCGCGGCGTCGATGCGCGCGCGACGGTCCGCAAGAATCTTGCGGTTGTAGGCGGTCGCCGGGTCCGCCAGTTTCGGCTTCTTTATGATTTTCTGGCTCATGCGCTACCTTCTTCCCCGGTCGAGTTTCAGCGCTACGTTCACGCCCGCCTTCGCCCTCGCGATGTAGCGCGTCTCGGCGTCCTTTAACGGAATGTCGAGCGCCTCCGCCAGATTGCGGATGGCCGCGTTGTCGTTCTCGCTGAGCGCGTCGTCTTCGGGGTCGGCTTCCTGGAAGCGCGAGCCGCGCTCCCCCGCCCCGGCCGCCGCCCGCGCCGCGCGGTCCGCGGCCTTCGCCGCCGCCGCCGCCGCGGTCTTTTGCGCGGGCGTCAGGATCTTGCCCGCGCGGATGCCTTGCAACTCCGCCTGTTCCGCGGCCAGGCGCGAGGCCACCGCCGGCGCGACGCCGGCTTTGGTCAGCTTGCCGTAGTTCGCGGCCGTGGCTTTGAAGAACTCGGAGTCGGAGTCGGACAGCTCGGGGTACTCCTGGATAAGCTGTTGCTCGGAGCGAACCTGGGAGACGCGCCCCTCGATCATGTGCTCGGCCTGGTCGGTGCTCAGAAACCCTCTGTCTTTGAGCAACTTTGTGAGGGCCTTCTCGCCGCCCGTGGTGAGCAGATCGAGCATATCCGTTTCCGGCTCCTCCACGGGGGCCTTCGCCGGCGCGGCGGGCGCGGCGCTGGCTTTGTCGTGCCAGAACTGCGCGACCTGCTGTTGCTCGGTCACCGCAGCTTGGAGACCCGCGATCTTGGTATTGAGCGCGGCCAGGTCCGCCGCGCTAGGCGCGGCCGGGGCCGCGGGCGCGACAACCGCGGCCGGCGGCGGGTCGGGCCTCGCGTTGATGACTGCGGGCGGTACGGTAGGAGTCATAGATTCAGAACCTCACTTCCAAACTTGGTGCCCTTATAGAGATCGGGCGTTTTCGGCACGTAGTCCCGCGCGCAGCGCGAGCAGAGCATCTGATAGATGCCGTCCTTGGCCACCACGAAGACGCGCAGGGCGATTTCGATGGCCGGCGATTCGGCCTGGATTGCGGCCCAACCCTTGCCGCACTCCTGGCAGCCCATCGGCGGCGCGCCGCCGAGAAAGTCGAGCGCGCGGAAGTGCCACAGCAGGCAGTCTTCGCAAATGGTCTGCCCCGAGGTCATCCGGTGGACACTCGACGGCGCCCGCGGCTTGGAACAGAAGTTACATGTGACGGCGGTGACTAGGCCGCTCATACGGTGGGCTGGTCGTCGGGCGGCGGCGCGTTCGGATCGGGCGGCATCGCCGCCGGATTGAGCGGCAGCAGCTTCCCGAGGGTCTCGCACCACTCGGTTGTGGCCTGGGGCATCCAGGTGGTCGTCCCGAGATCGCTGTGGAATCGGCACGCCAGGCCGCTTACGGTGGCGTTGCAGGATTCCGAGCTGAGGTTCCCGCCGACCAGTACGCCGGCCATTTCGGGGCCGCCGGGGTACTCGGACGGCTTATAGACCAGGTTGCCGAGCTTGGCTTCTTGTCCGTTTGCGTAGTGCATACCCGGTTGTTCGCCGCCCGCGCGGATTCCGCTATTTGCGTTGGCGCATCTCGGCGAGCATCTGCGCCGGCAGCGCGAGGGCCGCGCTCAGCGCGCTTGCGGCGCCCTGCGCCCGGCGGAGCTTCATTTCGTCGTCTTCGCGGAGGCACGCGGCCGCCGCCCGATCGCGCTCCGCGCCGATCCGGGCCCACAATTTCGCGAACGCCGGCAGCGCCAGCATTTTCTCGAAGAGATCCGCTCCGATCGCGTCGCCGCGCACCGAGGGTTTTAGCTGAAGGCTGAAGGCTGACGGCTGACGGCTAACTTTCTCCATGCAGGTCCTCCGGGTGGCCGCTGTAGAGGTTCGGCCCGGTCGCCGCCGGGTTGCCGGCCGGCTCCTGGGGCGGATTGCCAAACAGGCCGTTCGGGAACGCAAGCGGCCCCCCGGCAGCCGCTAGCCTTTGGGCCGCGGCGACTGCCTGCTCGACAACGGCCTGCTGGAGCCTTTTCTGCTGCAACTGCTGGATGTGCTCGTGGTAGTGCAGCGCCATCTTGCGGCGCGCGTCCGGGTCGCCCGTCGCGCCGCCGGGCGCGGCCTCGGCCGCTTTCAGGTCCTTCATATGCCGGATCATGTGCAGGAGGTCGTTGTCCTGCGGGTTAACGTGGATTTCCTCGCCGTGCAAGAGCGCTACCCATTCGGTCTTCGGATCGACCGAGATATCCGGCGCCGGCGGCTTGGGTACCATGTCCGCGAAGTTCGGGTCGCCCAGCGCCTCGTGCGCCTGGTTGGTGACTTCCCACAACGCCGGCGGGTTCTGCACGATGAGCGGGTTTTGCAGGTCGAGCTGGTAGCGCGCGAGCGCCTGCTGTTTTTTGGCCTCGCGCGAATAGACGCTGTTGGCGAACTGGAGCCGGAAATCGTAGCGTCCGTCGCGGTCTTCCCAGGTCAGCATCGAGCCCCCGTCCGCGTAAGGAAACAGCCCGTCGGCGTCTTCCTCGGTCACCCGGAAGAAAGTCTGTTCGGGCGAGAACATGTACTCCAAATCCCAGAAGTGCGCCAGCACGTCGCTCATGTCCTCGCGCAGGACCTTCGTGTCGAGCGAGATGCGGACGTTGCCCTCCTCGAGCAGCGATACGGTCTGTCCGACCGTGCGCGGCGCGTTGGGCCGGTCGCTCTGCCGCCCCATCTGTAAATCTCCCTGCCCGGTGAGCTTCTCGCCGTAGGCCAGGAGGCACTGTTCCTTCCATTGGGCCAGCTCCATGTTGGCGGTGATCTTGATTTGCACCACGTCGGTGTTGGGGTTGTCGAGCGGGATGAACAGCCCCGGCTCGACGTGGAAGGTGTCGGCGTTCGCTCCGGAAGCGGGCCGGTATCCGAACATCGGCGCCATGGCGAGCTGGCCGGCCTCGGTGGCCTGGTTGTGGTTGACGCGCAGCTCGTCCTCGATGTCGATCAGCATCTCGGCCATGCCGGCGGACCAGTAGCGTCCGTCCTTGAACATCGAGGCCTCGACGAAGGGGCGCCGGTTCTTTTTGGTCGGGTACAGCTCCTGCAGGTCCTGGACGCCGATCACCAGGTTCAGATCGAGGATGTAGCGCACCACGAATTCGCGTTGCGTCATCTCGCGCCGCTTGGTGTCGAACTCCGAGGAGTCGGTCATGCCGCCGCGCGGTCCCTTCTTGACCGGACGCCAGCGCCCGTACCATTCGAGCACCATGACCGACTCGCCCGACGATAGCGGGCGCTGGTATTGCAGGCCCTCCATGTCGTCCTTTTCCTGCTTGATTTCCTCGCCCTCCCAGGCGCGTTGCATCCCGCGCTGCGCCAGCGCGAGGATCTGCTCCCAGTTCTTCTCGATGCCCTGGTAGCGGCCGTCTTTTTCGCCCTTCAGCAGGTCGTCGGGCGTGCAGCGGTAGCGCCGGATCACGAACGA